TATTCCTTGCCACCTAATGACAATTCAAAAGCACCAACAATATTATCTTCGTTGAATGTTTGTACTGCTGTACCTGTATCATCAATTAATAATTTATATTTACCACCTGTAAAAACCAATGAACCTCTACAAGAAGTTAGCAATTTATCAAGGTTATCAATAGCTTTGTTATTAGTATTGAGAACACCATTACAGGTATATTTTTTTTGTGTCTTATCACCAACTGTTACTTCGGTGTCGCAAATATTTCTAGCTGTAGTAAAAGAAGTTGCATCAATCAATGAACTTGGAATACTTCTACCATAGATTGTATTGGTTAGATAATCTTCAATACAGTCAGCAGGATTATCACTAAACAATTTATGATCTGTGCCACCTGATGTTGATGTCCTGGTTTTTTTACCAACAACATCAAAATTAACTTGTGGTATGCCTGTTTGTCCAAATACTTCAGGTTCAAACTTAAACCTTACAATTGCATAAGCAACACCTTGTAATCTATCTGAAGAAGTCCAAGCACCATTGGTTTCTGAAATTAAATCTTTATCTGCTGTTTGTGTAGTTGTGCCATTGTATATTTCATATTTAACAATGCCTTCATATTTAGGTTTATGGATATTTTCTATGCCAAATACTGACATATTATTTATCAGACCGCCTTCACCTTCGTTAGTAATTATTGGTGTTAAAGAAGTATCATATAAATCAGGCGTAGTATTAACTTCATCGTTGTTTAAATATACCTGACTAACACCTTGTATTTCACCCTCTGCGATTGCATAAACAACATGAAGAAATTCGTTGTTATCACCTGATACATGATAAAAAATTGGTGTACCACCAACCCTTCTTTTGCCATAAATAACAGGTAAAGGATTGGTTGAACCTTGTTGATTTGCTAATACTGATTGTGCTTGTGCTGACATATTGTCAGGAAAGTCCATATTTAAAGCACCAATCAATTGAGTACCAACATAAGCACCAACGACAACTACAGCTACACCAATTGCAATAGCTGTTCCTGTAGCTACTGTTGCACCTGTAACAAATGAAGCTACTACTGCTGTTCCTAATTTTGCAAAAACAGGTGCTAATGCTGGCAGAGCAAAAACACTACCTGCAAAAAATAAAGTAGCTAAAAGTAATATTATGTTTTTAAGTTTCATTATTTAAATCTATATACAGTATCAAAATCATTAAAATCATTTATAGGGATTATTGCTGTGCCTATGGTTTCATCTACAGATGCCATTTTACTACCAATACAAATATGACATGAATCCCAATCAGCATTATGTTTAACTAAGATATCGCCAAATATTGCTTTACTTGGATGATGCTCTACCAAACCTAACTGCAAACATCTACCTGATATTCTTTGTCCAAATTTCTTTTGAAACTCAATTGCACCTTCTTTGGAAGAGTATTTTTTGTAAATTATTTTGAGCAAGTCAGTACCAAAAACTTTATCAAAATAATCAAGAATAAAAGTATTGCAATCGTTAGTACCCCATGCAAAAGGTTGTCCAAGCTGTGTTTCGATGTACTCATTGGCTTTTTTTATGTCAATCATCGTATTTCAGTTGGTAAGTTTATTTTGCTTCCAGACGAGCCAAAATTAGCTGTAGAGGTTGCTTTGACAGGTCGTTCTAAGACACTATCTGAACCGCCACCAAATGTTGAACTTGTAGCTGTTTCACTTAGCGTTATGGTAAAAGAATTTGTTTCTGAAGCATCTACTACAGTATGTGAAGTATTTAAAAGACTACGATCTATACCACCAACATCATCTAAGCCTTCTAAGGTTATTGTATCGCTGTTAGCCAAACCATGACTTCTATAATGCACTTTTACAGTTGCAGATGAAGCTGTAGTTTCTATAGGATTAGTTCTAATAACAAAACCATCTACGCGTACTGCATCACTACCACCTCTTGCGGTACTTGTAGCTGTAGTAGAAACAACAACTGTAACTGTATTTTCTGTTATAGCTGTAACAGTATGAGCTTTATTTATATCGGAAGCTGGTACACCACCTACTGCTGTTGCACCTGAAATGGTAATTGAATCGCTTACCGCAATATTGTGTTCTGCAAAATCTATAACCAATGATGTTGAACCTGATGTGGTTTTTAAGGCATCAGCTAAAATAATATTTTTTTGTGTAACTGCAACAGTAAGTGTATCTGTAGTTCTTGCAGTTATTTTATGATCTAAGGCAAGGATTCTACTTTCTATACCACCAACTGCTGATGTTTCTAAATCAAAAGAAACCACTTCATCAACTTTGGCAAAGTTATCTGCATTGACTGTGATTAAATTAGAACCTGATGTAGTTTGAATCAAAACAGGTACGATTAACTCGTTATCTAAAATTGCTTCACTACCACCAAACTTACCTGATTTCACAGATGTAACTGTATTAGGAACTGCAATCGTAAAACCAAAACCATCTGAATCAATGCTTGTTATCGCATGAGTTCCAGCACCTTCAGAATGATTGATTGCAGAACTAAGAATAAATTCACCATCATCAAAAGTTTTAGATTCAAAGCCATCAATCTTAACTTGTTGACCTACAGAAAAATTACTTGTGCTTCTATTTGCATAATTAATATGTATTCTGACCGAACCTGATTGCAAACTAAATGCTGGATTAGTTGGTTTTAATTCTTTGAAGATGCTCTTTTGTGAGGGTGCAGTATTGTTAATCGGTGAAGTGACTGAGCCTTGTGTTGAAACACTTGAACTGCCACCACCTGAAGCTGTTGAGCCTGTGGTGTTACCCCAGTTCAATTCCTTGACCATGACAGAACTAAATCTAAATCCTGTATCACCAGCAAAAAAACTTTGTTGTGATTCATTGTTTGTGAATCTTGAACTAATTTTTTCAAAATCTACAAACAATGATGAAGCTGATACTGATACTGTGCTTGTTCCTGCATCAACATCTTCTTTAATTATTGGATTATTTATTCTGCCATTGAATATTAGTAAAGGATTAGATACTAAAGCATCGTTGCTATCTAAAAATGCTTTATATATTTCAACAGTACGATCTAAATATTCATCTGATAAAAAAGCACTTAAAAAAGTAGTATCAACACCTGATAAAGCAATAGTGATTGATTCTATATTTGTTTCTGTAGTTTCAACGATATCGGAAAAACTTAAAAAACTTCCTGTTGGTGTATATTCATTTCCTGAAAAAGTAACAGGTATATAAGCATCAGATAAATAATAATCTATTGAATCAAAAGATAAGTTGATTAAATGAAAAGGTTTATTTGCAGATTTAACAATTTCTGTTTGAAATGCACTTGTACTTCCTCTATCCATTTCATTAAAAAACTTCTACCAATGACATTGAAAATCCAAATAAAGTAGAAGTGTCAGTTGCAAATTGTGTTACATCATCTGCAAAAGCTACTGTAAAAGGAACTGATGCAAAGGTTATAGTTTCATCATTAGCGACTGCATTAAGTAAATTAGGTGCAAAAGATAATGTGCCATGACTTGTACCATCTGCATCTAAATCAGCAGTAGCCATATAGATTTTTGAATGACCACTAAATTTAAAAAAATCTCCTGCTTTCATAATACCTGACTCTGAAGCTGTCAAACCATCAATTGTTGCAGAACTTACACCAACTGCTAAAGCACCATCGACTACAGGTGATTCTGTTGTGTCACCTTGCGATGTGCTTACCACAGGCGGTATATAAGTAAAAGTTTCAAACTGACCTTGTTGCTTCATGGCAAAGGCGTAAATTGGTGCAAACTCTGATCTTGTCATTGGCGGAAACTCAACATCAAGCAACCATCTTTGACCACCTCTTCTTCTAACTTGTCTTTTAAGATTTTGTGTAACTGAAACTAAAGTTGGCTCAATAGATTTTATATTGACCGCACTTGCTTTAGGATTTGCTGGAAATGCACCGCTCACGAAATAAACCCTCTCCTGCCTCTACGATTGAATTCATTTTCTATTATGGCAGATATTGTTGGTGCATTTTCAGTGATTGCTGTAATAGTATCTTTTGAATCAAAAGCCTGTATATTGTAAGTGATATTTACAGGCATACCGCTTCTGCCACCTCTCCTGTGATCTATAACAGTTTCGTTTGGATGTAATATTGCTGGAAAGCCACCTCTGCCATCTACACCACCTGTTCTTGAGCCAAAACCTGTAAAACCACCGCCTTCTGCAACAGGCATACCAGCAGTATTAACACTTCCTCTAAAACCTGACATTCCTTTACTTGCACCACCAAAAAGACTTCCAAAACCACCTGTAATTGCATTAAAGAGATTCTCTATAACAAATTTTCTTATAGCAATTCTTAGTAATTCTTTTATTACAAAATCTGCAAAATCTTTAAAAGATAATTTACCTTTCATAAGACCATCAACCAAAGTATCTTCAAATTTTTTCATTGAGGTAACTATGGTATCGCCAATCATAGTTCCTGTGCTTTTAAAACTTTCGCCAAATGTAAATAATGGTGCTTGTATATCAGCGACCATCTTTGTCATTTGTTCATTAAATTTTCCTGTTTTTTTACCAAAGACCTCAAAGAAATTACCGCCTTCATCTTCACCATCTCCAAAAGCACTTTTGATCGCACCTCTGATTTTTTCAAGACCTGCAACTGAATTGGCTATAGTTTCACTTGGCACAATTTCACCAAAAATTTTATCTAATGATTTGCCTGTGCTTTCAGTTAGTTCGTGAAATCTCTTTTTAAAAACTTCAAAATCTCTATGAAAAGTGAAAAGTAGAAAGTTAAAAGTATGTCCTAAACCATCTAATGTAAGACTAAAAGTTTCTACAGTAGCAACTAATACTCTAAATGTTTTTTGAAACTCCATTCTAAAATTATCTATTGCTAGTAAAGAAGCTATAACACCATCAACTATGCTTACAGCAATATTTTGTCCTAATTTTATAGCGTTTATTTTTGCTAGAGTAGTTTCAAAATGTTCTGCTAAATCATCTAAAACAGGTAAAAAGGATGTCGTGATGGCATCTCTAATAACTCTAAAAGTAAAACCTATTCTTGATAATCTGTCGTTAAATGCTTCTGTTGCTGATATTGTTTTGCCATCTAAAATTAAACCTAATTCTTTTTGTTTTTGAACATAAAGTTCAAATGCCTTACCACCCATCAAAATAGTATTAGTCAGTTCTTGACCAGCACGACCAAATAACAAAGCTAAGTCTGCATTTCTAAGAAATATATCTCCGCTTTGTTTCATCCCTTCCATCATTTGAAACAAAACTTCGTTGAAAGATTTTTCTTCGCCTGTGGCAGTCATTAAAGACACGTTATAACGATCAAAAATATCTGTGTAAGTTTTTAAGCCTTTACGACCTTCACCAACCATCTTGGCAAATTTTTGAATTGCTTTGTTTGCAGTTTCAATCGAAGCACCTGATTGAATAGCAGATAATTGAAAGGCTTGAATAACGTCAGTAGTTGCACCTGTCCGTGATGCTATCTTGCCAACGACATCTATAAAATCAAAAGATTTTTTGAAGAGAATGGTTAAAGCACCACCAACAGCACCAATACCAGCAGTGAGCATACCAAAGGCTTTAAGAGCCTTGCCAACTGCATTTTTGACTCCATTCAAGCCTTGTTTAACAGTATTGAATACTTTTTGTGTCTTATTGACAGCAGAAATAACTATATTTAATTTGCCTAAGTTACCCATTTCTTTCCATTCTTCTGTTCATTTCTTCTAAATATGCTAACCAATAAACAAATTCTTCAACTGTCATGCTCTTTTCTAACTTTTCTACTGTCATGCCAAGCCTGTCTGCAAGAGCAAACATAGCAAATAGATCAGGATTGGCTTTTACTTTTCCTGTGCTATTTCAGATGTGACACTTCCTAAAATTTCAGATGCAACATTAGACAAAACTTCCACGTCAGCTTTGTTCATAAGACTATCCTTATCAGCTAACGTGAAAAGTTTATTGCCTTCTGCATCAAGACTTTTAGTAATGATTGCATAAACCATAACTTCTAAATCACCACCATTTGCCATTTTGTAGAGTCGTTTAGACTCTTGCAAGGTCAATGGTTTGGTAAATATTTCCAAAGGTTGTTCTTCTGTTCCCCATTCTTTGACTTCAATCTTTTTGATTTCTTGTGAGTCAAAGTGAGCAACAACATTATCTATGGCTCTACTCATTATGAGTAAGTGCCAATAGTTAATGCACCTGTACCTTGGAAAGCTATAGTCATTTCAACCAAGCCATCATGTGATGCAGTTCTAGTAACATCAGTAACAATTGCACTTCCAGATAATTTAAAACTACCTGAACCTGTGCCTTCAGGTGCTAAATTCAAAGTGAATGAAGAACCTATAGTTAAAGAAACTTGACCACTTGTATCAGTATCATCAAAAAACAAATCAACTGAACCAGAAAACTCTGTCAAAGTTGCTTCAAAAGTTTTTGCTGAGTCACCCATTGAAGTAGATTCTGTAGTATCACCTGTTTGTGTAATACTGTAAGACCTAACTTCAGCAAGTGCATTACTGCCTGTCTGCACGACACCAGCTTTACCTGTAAATACCGCCATTATTTATCCTCTTTAGATTTTGTTTTAATTTTAGACTCTCCTTCAAGAATCCACCCATTTGCTTTCAGATTTTCTACTTCAGAATCAAAAACAGTAACTTTGCTTTTGCCATCAGGAGAAACCATTACATTTTTATCCATAATAAAAAACCTCTATAAAGCTACATCTGCTGTCGCTTCTGTAGTCAAATAATTTATATTATATACCATTGTCATAACTGCAACAGGTTGTTCACCTTCTGCATTGTAATTTATTTCGGTTGAATCTAGGAAAGTATCTCTTGCTAAACTATTGTGTGTTACATCTGCACCCATAGCTGATTCAACTTC